GTCCGGGTAATGGCGTATCCGACAGTATACCTGCAAGGTTATCTGACGGAGAATTTGTCTTTACTGCAAAAGCTGCAAAAGAAATCGGAGCTGATACTTTGATGTCAGTAATGAAAGAAGCTGAAGCTAGAGCAGATGCAAGACAAGGAATGGCTAATGGCGGTATGCTACCAGAAGAAGTTAAACCTTCTCCTGTTTTTGGAACTAAACCAGATGAGTCTACTATACCTAATGAAATTAAAGAAGGTATGGTAGCTACTAATCCTTTAGACCCAAGACATAGATACTTCCAATAGCTTAAAAGTAACAAGGCTACCCTATTAGCGTAGGCACCTTGTTATTTATTTAAACCGAAAGGCGACCTTTTACAAGACAAGCCCTGCAAGTCGACATAGCAGCTACCTTGTTAAACGAAGCCCTGATTAGGAGGAAAGAATATGACTAAACAAGTCCAAAAAGAGGATAAGCCAAATCCTTATAACGCTAAAAAAGATTGGCACGACGAAGAAGTTAAATCTTTTGTATCATCAGAAAGTCTTTATTTTGAAGAACCTTCTGAAAGAAATAAACTTTTTAAAAGCAAAGATATCCATGATATTGAAGCTGAAGGAAGTGTAAACACAGAAGAGTTGGAAGTTAAAGAGGATAAACCTTATAAACGACCAAACTATAAAAAAAGATATGATGATTTAAAGAAACATTATGATGTTAAACTTAATGAGTTTAAACTTAGAGAAAAAGAGTTAATAAACGAAGCTACTAAAAATAGAACTGAGTATAAAGCTCCTAAATCTGAAGAAGAACTTGAAAAGTTTAAAAAAGATTATCCTGATGTTTATGAAGTTGTAGAAACTGTTGCTCACTTACAAAGCGAGTCCAAAGCAAAAGTTCTTGAAGAACGCCTTGGTAAACTCCAACAAAGAGAACAAGAGTTAATACAAAAAGACGCAGAAAAAAGATTAAATCAAAGACATCCTGATTTTGCAGAAATTAGAGATAGCGATGATTTTCATAGTTGGGCAAAAGAACAGCCTGAGTCTATTCAAACTTGGATTTACTCAAACACTGACGATGCCGACTTAGCTTCTCGTGCTTTAGATTTATTTAAGCGAGATATGGGAATGGATGTTCCTAAAAAGACAAAGTCATCTTCTAGGACTAAATCTGCTGCTGATATGGTTTCAACTAAAACAACAAGTGTTGAACCAAAGCAAGATAAAATTTGGTCCGAAAGGGAGATTGCTGCTATGAGTATGGCAGAATTTGATAAGTACGAACAGGACATATCAGATGCTATGCAAGAGGGCAGAATCATTAGATAAACTATTAATTAACTTATAAAGGAGAAGTATCATGGCTCAATATTTTGAACCAAGTCCGGATACTAATGCTAACTTTGGTAACTCTGTAAGTGGACAGGCTAATAGTTTCTTCCTACCTTCCGTTTATTCTAAAAAGGTTTTAAACTTCTTTAGGAAAGCCTCGGTAGTAGAAGCTATTACAAACACCGACTATGCCGGTGAGATATCTGCTTACGGAGACTCAGTTAAGATTATTAAAGAACCTGTTATCTCTGTGTCTGATTACACAAGAGGTAGCGATACAACTGCAACTAAGCTAACAGACGAAGAATTAACTCTTGTTGTTGATAGTGCTAAAGCTTTCAAATTCATCGTAGATGATATTGAGACTAATATGTCACACGTCAACTTCAAAGAAGTAGCTTCAAGTTCTGCTGCGTATGCTCTTAAAGATTCATACGATGCTGCTGTTATCGCAACTATGTTCTCTGGTATATCATCATCTTCACCTGACCACGTGTTAGGTAGTGACAACGCTACTGACCTAGCGGCTGGCACATTTGATGGTACTGGTAACTTAGATATAGGTTTTGGAACAAGTGAACATGACCCACTAGACGTTATGGCTAGAATGTCAAGACTTTTAGACGAACAAAATGTACCTGAAGAAGGTAGATGGTTTGTTGCAAGTCCTGATTTCTACGAAGTTCTGGGTCAAGCATCTTCTAAATTGTTGTCTGTAGACTTCAACGCAGGTCAAGGCTCAATTAGAAATGGCTTAGTATCAAGCGGTAAATTGCGTGGATTTGATATGTACAAGTCTAATAACATTGCAAGCACATCTAATGCTGCTGGTAAATGTATGGCTGGTCACATCTCAGCTGTTGCAACTGCAAATACAATTCTTTCAACTGAAGTGTTGAGAGACCCATCATCTTTTGGTGATATTGTTAGAGGACTTCATGTATACGGTGCGAAAGTACTAAGAAGTGAAGCTCTTGTAGGTGCATTCTACGGAATTGACTAAGACTAACTAGGGAGGCTCTTCGGAGCCTTCCATTTTTATAAGGAAAAACATGTACGGGAAAAGAAAAAAAATGATGGGTGGCGGTAAATCTAAAATGCTATATAAACACGGAGGTCCAGCAGGACACGACGGTAATAAACACGCTAGAAGAGAATATAAGTATGGTGGTTCAGTACAGCCTAAGTATGGTCACGGTGAATGTCCAAAAGCTTCGGCTAATTAAATATGAAAGTATCAGCACCTAAAGGTTATCACTGGATGAAGTCCGGTAAATCTTACAAGCTTATGAAACATACTGGTAAATTTGTTCCACATAAAGGAGCAAGTTTAAAAGCAAACTTTGAAATACAAAAAAGACATAAAAAATAATGGCAACAACATATTTAGCTTTAAGCAATGAAATATTAAGAGAACTTAATGAGGTTGTTTTAACTTCAGCTTCATTTCCTTCTGCTACAGGCATTCAAGGTTTTGTAAAAGACGCACTAAATAAAGCGTTATTTGATGTTGCAAACGAAGAACCTCAATTACCTTTTTTTGCTGCTGCAGTTAGTGGAAGTACAGACCCTTTTTATGGTAATGTAACAGTAGCAACAGTAGCAGGAACAAGATGGTACACATTAAAATCTGATAGTTCAAGTATAACTACAGACTATTCATCAGTAGATTGGGATGATTTTTATTTAACAACAATAAATGTAAGTGGAGAGTCTTCTCCTTATGTTTCTAAAGGTTTAAGATTTTTAACTTTAGCTGACTGGAAAAGATATAATAGAGACAGTGAAAATTCAGACGATGCTGAAGGTTCAGATGCTTCACATGGAGAACCTGCTTATGTTATTAAAAGTCCAGACCATA